TATTGGAATAGTTCTAAATGCATACTTTAGTTTTTCCAAAAACGACTTTTGATTACCAGTTTCTTTGTAATCTTTAGTTACGTTTCTTCCTCCAGTGCCAGAAATACCACCTGTATTTCTTGCAACTAAATCGGCGCTGTAGCGTCTTGCTGTTGCCTTACCAGCAGCGCCAGCCTTAGCCTTAGCCTTTGGTGACATAGGCTCTGGTGAATATGATGTTGATGCCATTTTAATTCCTATCCGTATTGGTCTGCCCATTGTGAGGCAAAGGTTTCATCTAAATTAATTGAGCCTCGGTTGGACATTTGCGCCCGTGTAGCCCATCGGTTTGTTTGATACTGACCGACCCTGCTGCTTTGTTGCATTAACTCTCTGACGCGGATTACCGCAAACCAAAGAGCCATCACAGTATCTGTGGGGTTTTTGGTGTCAGGTTTCCAGGTAATCAACTGCTGCACCAAGGTCTTCAAGCCTTCAGAGCCTTCGTTACTTGGTAGTTCAATCAAGTTATTATCCTGGAAGCGTCCATCTCTGGTGTTACCAAAAAGGCTGGCCATTGATGCAACACCAAAAGATGTGTCCCACTTGTTCTTACCAGTGAAGTGTGAGTTTAACTGGCACCCATACTGGGCTAAGAAGTTTCTTAAGTTCTCATCTAAGGCGTAAGCCTTCTGGTGAGCGTTAATCTCAATACGCAATTCCTGAGGACGGTACTTGTCCACCCAATCCTCAATCAAGTCTTGAATCTTTTGAGGTGAAGGCTCAGTCATATTGATGCAATCTAAAACATAAATCATTCCATCGGTTCGGTTGTAAGTTACAACTACCGCACCTGTAGCACCTGCCATAGCAGGGTCAAGTCCGATTACCGTGTATGTAGACTCAGTGTGCTTAGGGTGGCCAGGAACTCCTGGCTTGAGTGGCCCGCGCTTTCGCATTCCGTTGACACTTCCTGCAACGCAGGTTGGTGAGAAGATTGAATCTTCTTGGACGTCTTCTTGCTGGTAGACCATAGCCCAGACTGACGGTGCAACCTCAGAGCGTCGCGTAAAGAGAGAAGGTCCGTCCCACTTGGGAAAAAGTCCATTTTCATCCGCCCCATCAATTTCGTTTTCTTGCATATTAGACTTAGGCCAGAGCGTTAACCAGTTCTCAGGCTTTTCGTCAAATTCTAGTACTGCTGGTTGTGAGAAGTAAGTGAAGGGGGATTTGCCACCTGACCACTGCCCTGGGTCACGAATCATCTTGTAGAGGTCTACCGATGAAATTCGGGTACCTACGATAACCAACTTGCCGTGGCGACCAAGACGGGTGATTACTTCCTTCTGAATCCACTCAAGTTGCTTTTCCCACTCGTGAGCGTTGGAACCCATCACAACGTCATCAAGGATAATCAGGTCAGCGCGAGCACCGTAAATCTGTGAACCAAAGCCAAGGGCTTGAACCGTTGGGTCCTTCTCGCCTGAGTCACGGCCTGTGCCCAGGTAAATCATATCTGCCGACCATTGGGTTGCATCTGCTTTGTAGCCACCATTAGGGCCAAAGGCCACCTGTAACTTGGTGTAGGCTGGGTGTGAAAGTCTGGTCTTGATAGCACCTAGGAACTTACGGGCCATACCCTGGGTCTTAGAGACGATAATGACTCTAGCATTCGGGTTGGTAACAATCTTGTGAACAACAAAGTTAGTCGTGATGACCGTAGACTTGGCGTGCTCAGGGGGTACGTTGATAAGTACACGGTTGAGAGCGCCAGGCTCGTAGGTCATAGATGGGTGAATCCACCTAGGCTCCCTGCCCTCGATGATGTCATACCAGTCAAGGTGATGGTCAAAGAGGGGTGAGTCTAGGAACTGCTCACAGAAGTCAGGGAAGGAGATGTCCTTTATTTCCTTAAGGTCTGCTTTAACCCCTTTGCCCATAAGTCGGGCTTTCTCGGAGCGTTCCTTGAACTCAGGTGATTGCATCACCCATTGTCTAAAAGTTGTGTCGTTGCGATTGACTGTAGCCATAGCACCAGTGATGGTGTTGCCCTGTTCAAGTTGGAGTAATACCCGTTCTTGGGCTTCCACCTTGGTGATGTCTTGCTTGCCTGCTTTGCGTCCCATAATGTCCCATCCAGTCGCCCTCTGGAGAGGGTAAATATAACACCAATAACGGCTTCAGATTAACGGCATAACTCTGGCGCATTCCCTACGAAGTAGGTTCGATATTTATATATTATATCGAACGAGCGTAGCCCTAGCGAAGCGAAGTTCGCTAGAACTTATTAGTTCTTGCTATATAAGATAACCCGTTCAAGTACCCAAAACCGAACATCGGTTTGGGATATATTTTTAGAATAGTTGCCCTTTGGGGCAAAAGTCCTGTTCAGAGTATATATTGGGGGGTAACTTATAACAGAAAATTATAGAGTGAGACATATATATCTTACCGCGTGCGGATTAAAGCACCCTGGCTCATAATATCTAAGAGCCTTGTATTTCCCTGAAGGGTAAAGCCTTGCCTAATCTATGTTACTCGTAGGTAACCTACTCGCTGGTAACTTAATTAAATGTCGACAATTATTAAAGGGTAAAATTAGTTGAAGATTCAACTATCTACCCCTACCAAATCCGACGGGGTAATGTTACCAACCAGTAACCTACCAACCAGTAACTTACCTAGGTTTCTATTGTAGATTTGTCGACAATTTGGGAAGGTTAACGGGTTGCGAAAGTGTGACCGACATCACACGATTTGGGGTTGACACGCCTATTCGCCTCGTATATTGTTCTTCTTGTAGCAAAGGGAATTACCCCTAGCACATAGCACGGGAGATATTATGACACGCAAGGATTTCGAACTTATCGCACAGGTAATCGCTACTAGTTGGTCAGGTAGCGGAGAATTAAAGAACGCTCTGGCCGTCAATATGGCAGACGCGCTACAGTCCACTAACCCCCGATTTGACCGCGCACGCTTCATCGCTGCTTGTGATGCGGATGAATTATGAGCCTAACCCTACACCTAGGCGACTGCCTTAACGGGTGCGACATCTGCACCGCCAACCATCACGAGGGTCTCACGGCCTGCACCGATTGCGGGGTGGAATTATGAGCGATTTCCTAGACTGCCAAAATTGCGGGGTGACGATTCACCGCCACTATGAGACATTCCCTGGCAACATCTGCCTAGTCTGTCACGCGCAGGAAGAAGAGAAGAAGCCCCTACCAACGGCGCAAGAGATTCGCCAGATGTGGGGGATAAAATGACCCTAACCCTAGAAGAGTTGCGCGACCTATTGAGCGCGGTGTGGTACGACACACAAGGCACTCACGGGGACGAGCGAAGCCTACGCCTTGCAAAACTATCGGACAAATTGGAGCGCGAAATTAGCAAGAAGAAGAGAGAAGAAATGTGACGGAAGTCACAGCCCCAAACGCTTGACGAGCGCGAGATGTTCACGGCATCATTGGGGCACGCGGTAGGCACAAGCCTATCCAACTAGACGGGAGACTAGATTATGGCAATTTATAAGTTAACGATAGAACTAGACGACTGGGCAGAGATGCACGGCGACGCTCTAACCCTTGAAAATAAGGTGATGGACTTAATCCGCACGGCGGTCTTGCCTACGCTTGACCTTAACTCAGGGCCATTTCAATTAACACGAAAGAGAGGCTAGAAGATGTCACAGTTAACAGAAGAGACACCAAGCACAGAATGCAATTCGTACATCATTGGCGGGTATCGTGTGAAGTTCACGAACTGGCAAGATGGCAGGAACGAAGAGTTCTTCGCAAAGGCGACGGATGCTGTGGAATATCTAGCAAAGTTCAGAGCCTACGGGTACAAGGGCATAGTGGAGACAATTCATTTCAGAGTAAAGGATGGGAACTAATGAGCCAACCAACGGGCGTAGCCCTAAGAGTTACAGGCAAGGATGGACACATCTCATTCCCCGCGTATGAAGCGTGGGGATGGGAGAAGGTGAACGAGATTATACAAGGCACACTAGCAATAGAACACGTTGCCAAGGTTGAAATCGTGGATGTCAATATCAGGGAGGGAATGTAATGATGAATCCATTCACCACAGTAATAGATTGGATTGAAGAACACGCGGACGCAAACTGGCCGTGGCCTGCATTCTTAGGTGTAGGAATAGCGGTAGCAATTTGCTTTATTATGGAGGGAAGATGATGAGAGAATTTATAGAGAAGGAAGCCGAGTTCATCTTCGAGAAGATGCGCGAGAATATCGGTGACCAGTACTGGCAGGGGAGACTTGACTCTCTCGCTGTAATACTAAAGAATCTACCAGAGGAGGCCAAGAGATGAGTTACCAAACCAAGATGGAAGACCTGCGCCGATTAGTGGCAGTGCTTGAAGAGTTAGTGCAACCACTATTGGAGGGTGAGGTGCTAGAAGATGCACCTTATGAGTTAATGAAGAAGCCTCACCTAGTCTTGCAAGAAGGGAGCAAGACCTACGGCAGAGCATTCCGCATTCACTTTACGGGAGGCAGTAAGTACGGCTCAGGACATTGGGAACCGAGAGGGTTTAGCGATTACCTAGGAGGCACCAAAGCAGAGGCAGAGCGTACCTTGCGGAGCCTCATAGCAGGGATTAGAACGGGTCAAATGATAGCCGAGAGGGAGGGAAAGTGATGCAGTTACAAGAGGTAGACACAATCCAAGACCTAAAGGTATGGGTGGCAGAGAATATGCAAGGCGCAACGGTAGAAGAGGGCGAAGGCGGGATAGTTATACGCACCAACCTAGGCTCATCTATGGGTGGATACCTATTCGAGAGGGAGGCAGAGTGATGGAACTAGCGACGTGCAAAGTATGCCTAGATGATTATGACGTGGAAAGTATGATTGAAGATATACAAGGGGCAAAGTATTGCCTACTTGATAGCGGTGAAATCTGCCTAGTGTGCGGTATCTACGGTCACGATTGCGAAGGGGAAAGTAATTGAAAGTTCAACTAGATTTTGACGTGATAGCAATAGCAGAAGAGACAACAGGGTGGATGCGTAGGGTTCTCCTCACACACGAGGATATATCCTATCACGCCACACTATTTTGGAATATGGGTGAGGGTTACGAGTTAATCTTCCGAGATATAGATAGCCCAGAGTGGGCAGAAGATTACAACTTAATGGAGATGGACAACCAGACGTGCGGTGCAGTCAATGTCTGAGATTCTATGCGGTGATTGCTTGATACCCGTCAAAGATTGTGGGTGCTTAGATTGACAGTCTTATATCTAGCCCTAATGCCTATCATATTTGTATCTCTCTATGGGATTACAGTTAAAGATGAAGGGTATGGTGACCGAGATGCACTTGACTAGACTCAAAGCAGGGCACTATATTATGGGGAAGTACGCAGTGGTAAGACAGTACGAGGACGATACGATTATGTGGACAGTACGGGAGAAGGACGGCCAAGTGTGGGTGGTAGATAACCTAGACAAGGCCAGAGAATTACTAACTAAACTAACGACGGGAGCATAAGATGAGACTAACAAAGCGCGGTGAGATGGTGCTATTCATAGCGGTACTTGCGGCTATGGCAACGATACTATGGGGTGGATACCAGTTCATCAACCATATCTGGTATGTAGATGGTGAAGGATATTGTTGGGGAACTATCTCCCATTGTATGAAGGGCAAACTATGAGGTCTAAGTATGTGGTGTTATGCGAGGCTATGCCAGAGGGTGACGTGATATGCGAGGCAGAGAACGAAGAATGGGAAGACAGGGACGGGACGTACTGGTTTACTTGTACGACGTGCGGGTGTTGGAATGAGGTGGTTTATAAATGGTACTAGAGGAGCAGACTATGAAGTTTAGAATTGTGTACGCACTCAACGGAACAAGGGGTGTAGACATCACGTTACCAGAGGGCACAGCCCTACCAGATGACTGGTCATCTATGAACTATGAGAAGCGGGATGAATGGCTCTATGAAAATCAAGCAACATCAGAGACAGCATACGAAGAGATAGACTATGCCGAAGCAATAGCAGTGGTACAAATTTGAACCGCACGTGGCATCAAGAGGCAGCGTGCAACGGACACCCTGACCCTGACCTATGGCACTACGAGAACTCAATCTATGCAGACGAGCAGCAGTTGACAGTGCTACGCACAGTACAAGCCATTGAGATATGCAACAGATGTCCAGTCAGGGAGCAGTGCCTACAACAGGGGCTAGAGAGCGAGAACGTCATCAGCGTGGGTGGTGTTGGCTCAGTGTGGGGTGGCCTGCTTACTGGTGAGCGTGCCCTACTAACAGGGTTATCTACCAGTCATAACTCAGTGCGACACGAGCAACGACACAGACGTGATGTTCGGGCAAAGATTGGTAAACTTAAGGTATGAAAAAGAGAGCGTTCATAGTCATAGGTATTGTGCTACTTGCAAGTCTTGCACCATTGACCCACACCGTGACAGTAGACGTTAAGGTGGATGTCAACCCAAGAGTAAGAACCAAGGCCACGATGGAAGAGAAGCAGCGCAATAAGGCTATGGCTATGAAGTTCGCTCAGTATGGATGGGATTGGGATGCAAGCCAGCGTAAATGTATCCGCCTATTGTTTACCAAGGAAAGTAAATTCGACCATCTAGCCAAGAACCAGCAGGGTAGCAGTGCCTTTGGCATAGGTCAGGTGTTGAAGGAGACAAGCAAAGACCCAGCAATACAGATACTCAATGCCTATCGCTACATCGAGCACCGATATTCTACCCCTTGCAGGGCGTGGAATCATAGCCAGCGCAGGAATTGGTATTAGATGTTCGACCTAACTGGTGAACCTACCTTTGCCTGCATCTGTGGTTGCTTAATGTTCGAGATAACTGTGATGTGGGATGAGGAAGACAGAGCAGTGGGTTGGTATGATTTGATACAGAAGTGCAAGGACTGTGGCTCTATTAGCACAGCACCAACACCTATTGACGGGGAGATATGATGCCAACATATGAATACAAGTGCAACCTATGTGGTGGTACACAAGAAGTACAGAGGGCATATGGTGACACGACAGAACCAATCTGTTGCCAAAGCATAATGAGTAGAGTATGGTCAGCACCAGCAGTAAAGTTTACTGGCACTGGTTTCTATAGCACAGGGGGATAAGATGAACACAGTACAAAGTTGGAAAGAGATAGTCGAACTACATCTTGCAGAGTTAGATAAAGATTATCCAGAACATTTATGGGTTGACAGTGGTGAGATGGAATTAGTCGGCGACACACCGATACTTGACAAATGAAAACTATTATGGTATAATGGTTTTATCATCACTAGACAGGAGAAAAAGATGATAGAGATAACAGGCTGGCAGTTGAAGGTATGTGTCAGGGCATTAAAAGTAATGGCCGACCAAGAAAAGAACGACTCAACCTTTGGGTCAGTGCTTCTTGACCTTCAACGAGAACTAAATATAGTTAATTCAGAAGA